GCGCCTACAACAAGGCAAACGTGCTACCGGATGACGTGTGCAACGATCTAGGCATTGACCCGACAACATCCGAGCCGAAGGACGCATTTCGGGCGAACGTGGAGTATACCAAAAAAAGCAAAGAGGCTACATTTCAGAGACTAATGACGGGGAGGTTCATCTAATGGGAATGGTAATTTTCGAGGAAAGCGGCGTGTTCAACCCTGCAACGTATGGCCTGAAAGCTGGTGACGTGATTCAGGGCGTCTGCGTCGGTGGCGGTGGTGGCGGCGGTGCCGGGTCCGTCTCAATCTATAATAGCGGTGCAGGTGACGGGGGAAACGCAGGACGGGCATCGGGCAGAGGCGGCGGTGGTGGCGGCGGATACGGGGCCGGTGGCGGCGGTGGTACCGGAGTGTGCGCGCAAGGTGGTGGAGGGGGCGGTAGTGGGTACATTAAATTTTTTTCTGTTCCTCTTCCGTCTTCCGATACTCTTGCTGTCACGGTGGGCGCGGCTGGTGTCGGCGGGTCTGGACAGATTTCAACTGATTCGAGTATTAATTACGGAAATTCGGGTACCTCTGGCGGAACTAGCTCCGTCGGGAATTTAGTCTCTGCCGCTGGTGGTGCCGGGGGGTCTGGATACGGTTCCGGCGGGGCTGGCTACAGTAGAGGCGGAAACGGGACAGCCTCCTGGTCGTGGAGCTCTAGTGTGCAAAATGATGGGGCCGGCGGAGGCGGCGCAGGTGGATATGTTATCGGAAGCCCGGTAATCGGTGGGTCTGGCGGAAACGGGATGCCGGTTTCTGTTGACTCTTCCGTCCCGATGATGCACCCCCAAACGTGCGACGGTCGGGGAAATGGAGGGGCAGGTGCCGTTGTACTCGGAGGTAGCTCGGTTTACCCGTTGTTTGGCCTTGGTGCTGGTGCGGGTGGTAACAGCGGGCAAGACGGTTCCTCTGGCAAGGGTTCCGGTGTCGTAGTCATCACCTGGTAACGCCACCTAGAAAGGAGACTATCTATCAATGTATATCTTACTCTCAGAATCTAATTATGTCGCGGAACTTATTCCAGACGAAGACCCCATTTTTCCGGGTATCCCCATCGAGCAACGCTACGCCCCCGATTTCGTGGTGAAACTGCTGCACGTTGCAGACGATACAGCAGTAAAACAGAATCAGGTGTATGACCCTGAGACCGGCACGTTCTCTGACCCGCCCGTCCCTGAGCCGGTCGAGCCGCCCGTCCCTGAGCCGGGGTATATCTCTACCGCCGACTTAGACGCGGCATACGTGGAAGGGGTGAACGGCGTTGACTGAATCTATTTATTTTACCGCAATGCGCGAGAAGGGCCTTGCAGACGCTAAAGATCTGCAAGGCCGGGCCTCTGGGCTGACTGGTACGGAGTTGTACGCTGAGACAGATAAAATCCCGGCCTTTAAGAGCGCCGTAGCCCTGAAAAATATGTCTACCCGTTCCGCCGGGTTTGTCTGTCGTTCCACCGCTGGGCGTGTTGTTGTTCTGTTGCAGCCCTACGACAGCAGCGTATACACACAGGAGCCGGAAGAGCTACCCGCTCAGTGGGGGTTTAAGTGGTCCACTGACCCCGCGAAAGCCCTGCCCTTCGTAGCCCTGTCTACCAGCCCCTACGGCATTGGGGACTGTTGTACCTACTCCGGCAAGACCTACCGGTCAAAAATTGCCAATAACGTCTATGCCCCGGATGCCTACCCCGCCGGGTGGGAAGAGGTACAGACCTAACACAGAACATTAGATAGAGAGGTATTCCGTTTGGATATTACCGCACAAATCATTGTAGCCGCGTTCGGCGGCGGTGGGCTGTCTGCGATCATCGTAGCCCTGCTAAACCGGTATTGGACAAAGAAGGACAGGGAGGATGACCGCTTAACCGCGTTAGTAAGCGCCCAGAAAATTATGATGGTTGACCGTGTGCGCTATTTGGGGCAGTGTTATATCAATAAGGGCAGTATTAGTCTTGCAGACAAAGAAACCTTACTTGAAATGCACAAAAATTACAAGGCTCTGGGTGGTAACGGCCACCTTGACACTGTAATTTCTGAAATCGAAGAACTTCCGATAGATAGGAGGTAATACCTATGATTAACAAGGTTTGGTTAAAAGCTGCGCTTGTTCGGGCTGTGCGGACTATGGCACAGACTGCAATCGCCTGCATCGGCTCGTCTGTGGTGCTGTCCGCCGTAGACTGGCCCGTTGTACTGTCTGCAACGGTGTTGTCCGGTATCATTTCCCTGCTTACCAGTATCAACGGCCTACCAGAGGTGAAACAGTATGAGCAACAGTAAACTCGTAACCTATACCAGAATCTCCCCGAACAGAACCAGCCCCCGGAACGGCGCTATCCGGGGCGTGGCTATCCACTGCACCGCAGGCGGACGGAACAAGACGGCACGGGCCACGGCGGACTTGGGCCGGTTTACCACCTATGATCGGAAAAATGGTGCGTCCTGCAACTACGCTGTCGGCGGGGACGGGTCCATTGCGTTAGTCGTGCCGGAATCAGATCGGGCATGGTGTACGTCAAACCCGATTGACCATCAAATAGTATCTATTGAGGTGGCAAGCGACATTGACGCACCGAACCGGGTAACCGACGCCGCCCTGTCCGCCCTGCTCGACCTGCTGACCGATATTTGCCGCCGGAACGGTATCCCGGCCCTGCTGTGGCTGGGTAGCAAAACCTACATGGGGCAATGGGACCGGCAGAACATGGTGGTACACCGCTGGACGCGGACAGACAAGGTGTGTCCGGGGGATTACCTGTACAACCTGCATCCGTGGATTGCCGGGCAGGTCAACGCCCGCCTTGCGGGCAGAGAGGATGATGATATGGATATTAAGACGATCATCGAACAGCTGACGCCTGAGATGTGCTATGGTATCATGGCTGAGGCTATGGCCTATGCGGCCACCTTGCCGGAACCGGAGTGGAGCCAGAGACAAGGACACTGGCAGGCGGCCACGTTGAAAGGTGTCGTTGACGGGCAGGAGCCGGAGCGCCCTGTCAAACGGGATGAGCTGGCCGCTGTGCTGGGCCGGTTAGGCCTGCTCAAGTGAGGCCTTGCTTTTTTGTCCCCCGTGTGGTATCCTTAGCCTGTCTCCCGGAAACGGGTGCGGATTGAAACATTTTGAAGAACGCTGTTAAGCTAACCCCCTTGGTGCTTTTTGTAGTACCGAGGGGGCGCTTCTTTTTAACTGTTCAAAAACTCGACGAGATTAAAAATCTCCACGTTGTCCCAATCCTCATTGGGTGCATTTCCGCTTTCTTGGCTTTCCTTCTCTTTATTCAGGAGCCAGTACAGCTTTTCTTCCCCTGTTTCCGGACTTAGCAGGCCGTTAAGCCCCGGATATTTAGCCTGATACATGGGGTTCTCGGTTTCTTCTTCGCCAAATGGCACGGCGTTCAAATAGCTTCTTTCGCCGATTTCGGTCTCATATACCTTGATTTTCATTGTATTCCCTCCTGTCAGGCAGCGACAAACTCGCCGCTCAAGTTGTCCACGAAGCCCAGCTTGATCTCACGCTTGAGGTTCCATTTGTTGGTGTAGATGCGAGTAGCTACATAAGTACGATTTTTGCCGCCCTTAGCCCAGTTGTTGGCGGTTACACGGTAGTTCCAGCCGGAATCCTCACCGATAACCTCAGCCTCATTCACGGCCTTGGCCAGTGCCCAGGAAGCCCGAAGAGCGGTGCTCATGTCAACGTGGGCAGTGCGGCGGATGTTCCAAGCGTTTCTCATAATCTCGGACTTGTTGTACTTCATGGTGATCTTCCTTTCCGCCCTCTGGGCTGTCCGTTCCTTTACTGTGATTACATTGTACACCTGTTTGTACAATAATGCAATAGGCAAAGCGTACAAATAAGAGTACGGTAATTTAGGCACAACGCCAATAACTTGACAGTCCGGGTGCTTGACGATTCGAGCGCCTTATACTATAATAAAAGACGGAACGTACCACTCGAAAATTCCGCTTTCAAACAAAAGAAAACCCACCGGATTTAGCCGGTGGGTTTTTTCTTTTCAGGTTGCACAAAGTGTTGTACTTGTTTTTGTACAGTCTGCCTATTGCGTTATTGTACAAACTGGTATACAATAAAGGCACAGTAAAGGAAACAGACAGCCCGACAGGGTAGAAAGGAAGATAACCATGAAAAAGACTATTAACGGAAAAACATACAACACAGAAACGGCTAGAGAGTTGGCCTGTTGGACGAACACCATCCACAGCAGGAATTTTGATCACTACACGGAGACACTGTACCAGCGTCGTGATGGTAGCTTGTTTATCCACGGTATCGGGGGGCCGGACAGCAAGTACGCAGTGCGGGTAGGAAACGGTTACTCCGGCGGCCAGGACCTCCGTCCAGTATCTAAGGCGGAAGCCATTGCATCCGTGCGGGAGTATGCAAACACCAGTGAAATCCCGTCAATCCTGGAAGAAATCGAGGGCACAGAGGCGGTGAACGAATGATTACCTACAACGGATTCAAGGCGAAGCTCGAAGAGCGAGGGGCCAAATACCGGCTGAGAAAAGCCGGTATCAGCCCGACCATCATAGCAAAAGCGTTGAACGGCACAGGCGGGTTTGAGACCGTGACCATCGACAAACTCTGTAAACTGCTGGGCTGTCAGCCCGGTGACCTAATGGAATATGTGGACGAAGAAGAGGCCGGGGAGTAATCCCCGGCCTTTGGCTTTTTATTTCTCTGTACCTGCTTCCCAGTTCAGTGCCATTTGTGCGATTTCCCGCTGTTCGTTTCCGATAGCCCACAAGATACACAGGTAGTTTATCGTATCCTTACACTTCTCCAGAAAATCCTCTCGATCATCAAACCGGTTGAGAATCACCATATCGTGTAGGGCTACGAGATGTTTAGCCATATAGCCCCAGCAGGTTTGTGCCGTGGTATCCCCGGTAAACGCTGCGCCCTCCCGGAAATTGTGGAGTGCATCACCCGAATAGCCCGCGTATTTCGCATTTTTCGCGGCCAGCGTGTCGATGCTGGCGGTTCTGAGTTCGTCCACCAGGGAGTTAAATTTTTTGTTGTCCATGCCGTACCTCCTATTACATATAATCTACTGCCACATAACCAATGCTATCCACCAGCCCTTTAATGTCCTTCCAGCGTGTGCGGGGCTGACTGAATAGCGCACGGATTTTCTCCACAGTGTCATAGATTTCCCGGAACGCTCCGGAGTTCAGCCCCAATTCCTCCATCATATAGTCTACGTCTGCCTGTACCATCTCCCGCTCCTGGGCGGATTTCTCTCCCAACTGCACATAAAAGCGGCGGAAATAGTCTGCTGCATCGTCCCCCATGCACTCACGGAGTAGTACCTCAAAATCTTCCGGGCGGTACACCGTGCGTACCCATCCGTTAATAGTCAACAGCTCCACAGCTCACACCTCCTGTGTCCGCCGCTCCCGGCGGGCTTTCCAGTCGCAGACGGGGCAGATATACACCCGTTCACCTGGTTCCAGCGCAGACACGTTCCAGCGCTGGCCACATTTACGGCACAGCCGATACCTAGCGCCTTGCATTAGTCCAGCCCCCATTCTCGATCTCGATACGCCCGGCTTGCGGTTGCACCTGCCTGGTTTTGGTATTTCCCGGCGTACTGTTGCAGTACCTCTCCATCCGGGCGGTAGAACGACAGCTGCCCGATACGCATACCGGCGTACACTCGCACGGGCTGGACTACTGCCAACTCTAACGTCCAGCGGCCCCGGAAGCCCACGTCCCCGAATCCGGCGGTAATGTGGCTAAACAGCCCCAACCGCCCCATGCTCGACCGGCCCTCATACATAGGGATTAACTCGTGACACTCCGTATGCTCCACCGTAGCGCCCAGGTACAGCGTTCCGGGTTGGAGTACAAGCCCCTCATCCGGGATACGGAACGATCTGCCCCGGTTCTCCCGGCGGGTATCAAGCACCGGCTCCCGGTAGACAAACATGTCGGGGGCAAGGTGTACGTCGTAGCTGTTCGGGCCGATACAGGCCTGGTCAAACGGCTCGATCACGAGCCGTTTAGCCTCCACCTGCAATCTAATTTCGTTCCCTGTGAGCATTATAAATCTCCATCCTTTCTGTAATAGCCGAAGCCGTGGTCCTGCATGTAATAGTATTCAATGGGGAATAGCGTCTCACTGATAGCCTTAATGTCGGCCTGTAACGTGGTCCGTTTTGCACCCCTACCGTATGCCGTGTCGAGTACGTCCAACAACTCCGTCAACGTCACGGGGTTGTCCTTGTCGGTCTCCTTGTATAGGATTTTTGCTAGTAGCAATATCCGCTCCCGGTAGGGGATGATAGTATCCCGGTCCCGGCGTGGTTTCTGCCTCATGGTGCCACCCCTTTCATTTTTGCGCCGCAGTTGGGGCAGTAAGTTGTACAATTCCGGTGGGTCAATTTACAGCTAGAACACGGATACCCATTACAAATGGGTTTGTAACAACCCCATTCTCCCCGTCTCACCGGTGCCACATCGACGGCAGGCTGCTCGTCGATATCTCGCATTATCGCTCTAACGTCGTCGGAGTACACGTTATACCCCCGCCACGTCCCAGCCGGATGGTCCTCCAATATTTTAAGCACGGTTTTTCGATCTAGGTATTCACTCATTTTTCGCAAGGCTCCATTTCGTGGCACTGCCCGCCGTGGTAGCCGCACATAGGCACCAGCAGGCCCTTAAATTCGGGGCATTTTGCCAGAACCGCCTTGCACATTTTTAGTACAACCGCACGGGTCTCAGGGGCGGCTTTTGTGCAGAGACGCTTGTTAGCAATAGTCATAAGCTCCTCTGCGTTCATGTCCCAAATCATGCTCACCGGGGCATCCTGCGGGGCGCTGTTCCGGTCGTAGGCGTCCTGTCTGTCGTTGCGCTGAGATTTTACATAGGGCTGTGCATGGATATGCCGGGCCAGGTGGACAGACAACCAGTAGGGCATATCCGTTGACAGGAATGAGAAACGCAGGTACCGGATAGGGCTGTGCCGCGCTTCCAGGATTTTCCGCCGCCACTCCATCGAGGGCGGGCTGACGGGGTTAAGCCCCACCGTCACCAGCGCCCGACGTTTTACCTCCCACCAGTCCCGTTCCTGGGGCCACTCTAACAGATGGATACTACTCATACCTGTTTACCTCCTGTTACCTCTAATTTCAGGGCGTTAATCGCGCCTGTCTGCCCAAAATCCTTGTCCCGCAGTGCTTTTAGTACCCGGCTGTCGTGTGTACCGGCTAGCATTAGGTGGTACACATGGCACACGTTCTGCTGTCCTGGGCGGTTTAACCGTTCGTTGGCCTGCTGGTACAGCTCTAGGCTCCAGGGCAGACCAAACCAGATAATGATATGCCCGCCGTATTGCAGATTTAGCCCGTGCCCGATGCTGGCCGGGTGGGCCAGGGCTACGGGGATTTCCCCCCGGTTCCATGCCTCTATATCCGCCGGAGTGTCGAGCGCCCGGCACGGTATGCGCCGCCGGATACGTTCGGCATCGTGTTTATAGCTGTACAGCACTAGCACGCTGTCCCCACCGGCCCGCTCTACCAGCTCCTCCAGGGCTTCCAGTTTTAGCGAGTGGATGCTGTGGGTCTGGCCGTCGGTGTCATAGATTGCACCGTTCGCAAACTGTAACAACTTGTTACTAAGTGCAGCGGCGGACGTGGCCACGATCTGCCCGTCTCCGTCCATGCACTCCATCACCTGCTCCCGCTCAAACTGTCTGTATTGCCTCATTAGATCGGGCGGGGCGGGTAGCAGAATGTCATGGTAGGTTTGGCCTGGAAGGGAAATCACGTCTTCCTTTTTTATCGACATACATATATCAGAAATAAGGCCGTAGACCTCTTCTTCCGCCCCAGGCCTGGGCCGGTAGCTGTACACGATAGGCCCGTTGGACTTGTCGGGCAGCAGGTAGTCCCGCCGGAACTGGGTGAGTGTGCGGCCCAGTCTCCGGCCACCGTCCAGCAGGTACAGTTCCGGCCACAGGTCAGCTAGGCCGTTCGGGCGGGGTGTACCAGTCAGCCCGATAACGCGGCGCATACGCCGCCGAACCTGTTTCAACGCTTTCCAACGCTTGGCCTGGGCCGATTTGAAGCTAGAGAGTTCGTCAATAACAACTATCGGGAACTTCCAGACTTTGGACTGCTCACACAACCAAACCACGTTTTCCCGGTTGGTAACGTAAATATCAGCGGGGCGGGCCAGAGCGTCGAGCCGTTCACGGGCCGAACCGGTGACACGGGATACTCGCAGGTGTCGCAGATGCTCCCATTTTGCGCACTCGGTAGACCAGGTATTTTCTGCCACCCGTTTAGGGGCTATCACCAGCGCGGGGCCATCCTCCATTAGATCATAGAGGATTTCGTTCAGGGCGGTTAGCGTGGTGACGGTTTTCCCGCTGCCCATGCCCCAAAACAGGGCACAGGCAGGGCGGGAAACTACCCAATCAATTCCGGCGCGTTGGTGGGGGTAGGGAGTAAATTTCATGTGCTGTTTCCCCCCAACTTGTACTTCACAAAATCCTGCAAATCCTGTTCTGTCCAGATGCACCAGTAATCAAACTCCATGGCGATTAGGGTAGAGGCCCACCAGCGCTGTAAGGCGGACCGTCGCCCGCCCTTGGGCCGTTTCATCTCAACAAAAATCACACGGCCGCCGGGCAATAGTACGATTCGGTCCGGCACTCCCGCCGCGCCGGGGCTGGTCCATTTGAGACAATACCCCCCGGCGGCTTTTACCTGGCGTGTGAGCCGTGCTTCCAACTCGCGTTCTAACATTACAGCGCCCCCTTCCGCTTGAAATACCGCTGTCTCCCGTAGGGTTTCACTGTGATCTTCAGGTTCCCGCAGGCCCGCCAACCCGGAATTTTGCCCATGATAGCCCGAACTTTCATACCAGCGTAGCGGTCGAACTTCCGGGGGTCTCCGTCCAGGGCTTCCGCCCAGATTTCGGCGGTGCAGACTGTCTCACGGCGGACGGTTCCCTCCGCGCTCGATTCCAGCCATTGACGGCGATCAAACAGGTCTTTCTCTTCCCAATCTGTGGGGAGTAGGCGCTCCAAAAACTCAGCCACAAGGCCAACGTGGGGGTCTTCTTCCTCAAACCCTTCCTGTACCTGTCGGGCCTGCTCTTCCAGCTCGCGGGACAGGTACAGCGTCTCTCCCGCCTGGTAGTAGTGGCGGGCTTCCGCCCATACCTGTTTTACCGTCTCAGCGTCCAGGTCTACCCACATGTCACGGGCCGGGTCGTTGGGTGTTGCTACCACCCAGAAACGACGATTACCTGTGCTGTCCCGGAGAAACTGCATCTCGTTGGTAGTACCTATAAAAATGCACTGCCTGGGGAAATCCTGGATGCGTCGCCCGTAGGCTGGGCGGTACCGGTCTGAGGCCTTGGAGATAAACTGCTTTACGGCGTTGCTCTCTGCGATACGCATACCGGCCAACTCTCCGACCTCCATAATCCACACGCCCACCAGCTGCTCATAGGCCTCTTTACCCGTTACCGTGGTAAGCGTGTCGGAGTACCACGGCCCGCCTAGTTTGGCGATAATGGCGGATTTGCCCAGGCCTTGCCGCCCCTGTAAGGTCAGCATGTAATCAAATTTACAGCCAGGGTTGTAGATTCGGGCCACAGCTGCAACCAAGGTCTTGCGGGTCACGGCGCGGGTATACTCGGTATCCTCTGCGCCCAGGTAGTCCACTAACAGGGTGTCCGCACGGGGCACGCCGTCCCAACTGCACCCGGCCAGGTAGTCCCGGATGGGGTGGAACCGGTTGACCTGTGCGACTACGTTCACCGCGTCAAAAATCCGGTCTTTGCTGGTCAGCCCGTACAACTGCTCTAGGTAGAGCCTCAGCTGTGCATCGTCTGCGTCTACCCAGGGGCTTTCTTTGCCCACGTCCCGCCACGGGAGACGTTTTACCGCGACGATGTTGTTTTGCAGTTCGTTCAGGGCGATACAGCCCACTAGATCGGGGTCGTTGGACAACACCGTTACGGCATTCTCGATGGACTGCACCAGAACACCCTTATCCGTCATTTTCAGCTTGTCCGTCCAGTTCGGGGCGGTCGAGCTGTCGGGGGCGGGTGAGCTGTCCAGCGTGTCGAACACGTCCGCCTCTGTCCGCCGGTCTTCCAGGATTTGGGCCTTTACCCGGCTATCGTCGCTTGCATAGCTGCACATGGCTTTGTAGCTGGGCCGTTGGTTGGCCGGGGTGTCTGGGTCTGTGTCATCGTCCAGCGGGCCGTATTTGTGGATGCGTACCAGGTCCCAGGCGTTGCACAGCTGGCCGCTGGCCGGGTCTGTGGCGTGGTGGGAGAACGAAAACTTATCATCGTAGACGATCACACCCGCCGCCGTCGAACCGCCTGCGTAGGTGTACCGGTCCGGCACGTCACAGGGGACGTACTCAGGCACAAACGCCGCGATTGCGTCCCGGATACTATACGCCCTGCAAAATGCACCGACTAGGCCGGGTTTGTCGAGCGGGTCAGCCTGCTTCTTAGCGGCCCGGCGGACTATACCCGCCTGCCTACTAGACATAGGCCATGCGGACACGTCGCGCCAATCCCGATACAGGGCTAATATATTGTCAGGGTTGAGAAACAGGGCGTCATAGCTGTAAAATATGTACTCTCCATCCCGGCTAGTGCTAGGCCAGTACATAAGGCGCTCAGGCTGGTATGTGGTATCGTCAAACTTGTCGATGCCTAAAATATCAGCTATCTTCCGGCCTATGGCCTGGTACTCATCCGGGGACACGTCACGGGCCAGAGGAATCACCAGGCGCAGGCGGGGGTTTTCGGGGGTGTGCTTGTGTGTGCTGTACACCGCCCCGGCGCAGGCGATCTGATTGCAATAATCGCCCCACAGAGTAGTATCTGCATAATCAGCATCCAGGCACAGCACAGAGCGGCTTTCCACGTCCGAACGCCGCCCGTTCGGGCAGTACCCACCGACAAACCCGCCAACATCCTTGATCTCGGCCTGCCTGTCCCGGCTGGCCGCCTTGTACTCTGCTACGGTCTCAGGTGTGCGGACGGTGTCGGACAGGCGGGACAATAACTCGCTCCACGGTATGGTGATATTCTTCCATTTTTTGGTTTTCCGGCTGCTACCTGTCGCAATAGCAAGAAGCCAATCATGTGCTAGTCCCATTTAATCAGTCCTTCATATAGAATGGTGTTTCATACCCGTCACCGCGCAATAATAGGCCGGGTGCCCAGTCAATGGGTTGGCCCATGATCTCGGCCACGTCCTGCCACGTCCGCCACCCTACCGGTTCCTCCACTATCACCTCATCGTGGACGGTGAATAGCGTTTGAAAACCAGCATCATCAAGCCGAAGCAGTGCAATGGCCAGACAGTCACGGGCCACGGCCTGGACGATATTCTCTACCAGTTTGCCGCCCCATGTCTCCGTCCGCTCCCATTTCCGTGTAGTCTGGTTCTGACCCATGTAGTACAGGTGTCCGTCTGGGCCTATGTTCGCACCCCAGTAGGACAGGATACGGCCACTAGGCAGTTTGCACCGCAGCGCGTCCGCGTCCCGACGATATTTCACCCCGCAGGGCTGGACGGAAAACGTTTTGCCGGGGTGGGCCAGCGCAGACCGGGCGGCCCGCTCGGTCGCGGACCAGAAACGGGGGATAGTGGGGGATGCCCGCCGCCAATGCTGGACGATGGTTTGCATCTCATCCTCCGACAAGCCCATTTTGTCCGCCCCAAACGCTTTCAATGCCCCCACGCCGCCGCCATAACCGCAAGCCAGTTCAGCGATCTTTCCCTTTTGGCGCAGGTGACCGTTTACGCCGTGCTTGACAACCGGCACATGGAACATCTGAGAGGCAGAACTGCAATAGATGTCCCCACCTTGGGCGAAAACATCCATCCGCCATTGCTCCCCGGCCATCCACGCCACGACGCGGGCCTCAATCGCTGAATAGTCGGCCACCAGGAACGTATGCCCCGGTTTAGCTATCAGGGCCGTGCGGATGAGCTGGGACAACACGTCTGGCACGCTGTCATAGGCCAACTCTAACGTCTCCAGGTCACGGGCACGGACTAACTCTCTCACAGTGCCGATATTGTCCAGGTGGTTCTGTGCCAGGTTTTGCAGCTGTACCCGCCGCCCGGCCCATCGGCCAGTCCGGGCCGCTCCGTAGTATTGGAGCAAGCCCCGGATTCGATGGTCCGCACAGGCCGCGTCTAAGATTGCCTGGTATTTTTTGGTAGAGGTTTTGCCTGTCAGCTGTCGCAGTTCCAGCACCCGGCGGGTGCTTGGGTCTGTCACAGTGCCCAACAGTTCGGACACGGTGGCCTTGTTCAGGCTGTCCACGTTGACATTTTTAGCCGCAAGCCACGCCTTGAGCTGGGCCACGCTTCCGGGGTTGTCCAGCCCGGTGATCTCCTGCATTTCTGCCACGTTTTGAGCGCGGGACCGTTCGTCGATTGCTACGGCGGACTCAGCTAGTTCCATGTCCACCAGTACGCCCCTTTCGTTTATGTGGGCGTCCAACGCCTCTAACCGGTGCTCCCATTCCGGGACGGGAAACGACGCTAACCGGTCATAGATCGTCTGCTCGACGGCGGTATCACGGACGCAGTACTCTTTGAACAACTCCCACTTGTCGGGGGCGTGTTCGGGAAGGTTCCGCGTCCGCCCCCCGTTGGAGATGGTGGGCTTGCAAGGCATACAGAAATACCTGATAAGCGCTTTACCTGTTGCAAGCTTCTGTTCGCTGAGTTGCAGGGCCGCGCCCGCCGCGTCGAGCGACATAGGCAGGCCGTTCATGGCGGCGATAGTCATAGCGTCCCGCCACTGTTCGGGCGGGGTGTAGATGCCCAAGGCCGCGTTGAGACAGTTCCGCTCAAATGATACATTCCAGGCGATTTTAGTAATCGCATGGTCTGTCAGCGCGTGGGCTAACCAGTCCGGGGGGCCGCTCTGGGTAAAATCCCAGAGCTGGACCGGCCCACCGTCCCAAGCGTAGGACATAAGCAGAATCTCAAAGTCCGGCGCTTCGGTGTACTTTTTTACCCCGCCACGGGGCAGGTCAGCACTGGAAAACGTCTCTAAGTCCAGCACTAACCGAGAATGCGGCTCATTTCGTGAAATCATCGTCACCTTCCAGGTCATCGAAGTCGCTCAAGGCGTCGGTTCCGAAGCGTTCACCATCTTTCACGAACTGCACCCCGTTCAAGTAGGCTTTCACACCGCGCTTGACTTTGCCGTACTCGTAGGGGGCGGCGGCCAGGGATGCGTTGACATAGCAGCCGGAATAGATCACTCCATCCTCGGCGGTCAGCGCTTCCTTCCGACGGCCCACGACAACGGGGCGGCGGGTGCTGTTGGCTTCCAGAATATAGCAGCCTGCATAGGCAGGATTTTTCTCTGCCAGGACCTCACCCATGCTGTCGGTCTGCACGTCGGCGTCCTTGAGACTGCAAGTAAAGCCCTTGGGCCACTCGGTGCCCTTGAAGGAATTGGGGTACTTCTCGGTCCCCGCCGCACGGAAAGCAGCCTTGACCTTGTCAAGGTCCGCGTGATGCTTGGAAATGATGAACGTGGCGGAATACTTTGCATCCTGACTGTCGTCAAACGCGGTGGGGGTGAAGATGTGCTCATAGCTCAGGCGCACGTTACGCAGCATAATTTTTACACTCATGGTATAGTCTCCTTTAGTCAATATTGTCGAAGTCGTTCGCGGGGTCATAGGGCGGGCGTTTGTCGCTTTCCGGTACCAGAATAGGCGCACCGGGGGACCGCTCGATCTGGCCCGCCAACAGTTCAGCGGCCTTTCTCTTGCCCACCAGTTTGTCAACACCGGCGGGGCTGAGTAGGTGGGTCTCCGTGGTCTCTGCCCGGTCGTAGCCCGCCGCGTCCAGGATGTGCAGGGCCTCCATCTCATCTTTCCATTTGCGATTGCCCTGTCTACCCTCAACGGCTTTCCATCCGGGGGCGGGCTTACCATCTAATGCCATGGCCAGGGCACGGGTTTTTACCCGTCTGAGCCACAGAGAGATAAGCGGCTCCTGCTCCAGGATTTGGGCCACCTCTTGCGGGGCCAAAACGGGTATCTCTACGTCGTACCCGTCCACCAACCGCGTACAGGTCTGGGTCAGCTCCCGGCACTCTCCCGCGTGGGGACAGAATTTGCACCAGTCCCCGGCGTGGTACTCCCCGCCGCCCTGAGCGGCAACAGCGGCAATCTCTCGCACACTGTCCGCCCATTTGAGCAGGTCTTGGGTTGGTACCTCACACACGCTGACATTGTTAATCCTGGGCTGATAGATGTGCAGGCGCACGGTCTGCACGTCCACGGCTAGGCCGTAGTCGTTCAGAGCACCCAGGCCGTACAACATGAGTTGCGGGTTGCACACCGCATTAACAGGTACTCCCTTACCGTATTTGTAGTCGATCACGTCCAGGGTATCGCCCTGCAACAGGATACAGTCGCAGGTACCAAACCCGCCGGGGACCCAGTCGGAGAAATCCACTCTCTGCTCTAGCAGCAGGTGGTAATCCTCCCCGTTGGTCTGCTCCCAAATATAGCCCTTGTACCCAGCGGCACAGTCTAGCATCTCTTGGGTAATCTCAGGGTTATCCTCCGGGGGGATGCCCCGTGCTACCGCCTCTGCCACCTCATGGGCCAGTGTACCCTCAGCGGCAAACTCGCTTGTCTCGCGGGGGTACAACTCAGCGGCCACGGCGGACGGCGGACAGTTGAGCCACCGGTGGGCGCTGGATGCCGACAGTAATGCGTGCGCCCGTTCTGCGTGTCCCATGTCAATTTCCCCCCTCATGCGTCCGGCGTACTGCATCGAGCGCGGTAAACACGGCGTCCAGGTCTGCGTCCGGGATAGCTGAGACACGCGGGGCGTATCGCTGGACGATCTCGCGGGCCTCTGCCTTGTGGCCCTGCGAGGCCAAAGTGATTACCAGGTCCTGCACCATGCCATGTGTGGCGTGTTGCGTCTCTGCGCCGTCCTGCGTCTCTGCGCTGTCCTGCGTGTCCTGTGCGGGCTGTTCCGTCTCAGGGCCACTGGTTACAGGTGTGGGCGCGTCGTGCGTCTCAGGGTCCTTCTTGCCGGGCTGGGCGAGTTCGGGCGGGTTGAACGGTGTCCCGACGGCTTGTAGGGCCGTGAGAATCGCGTCCAGCCGGGCGCGGTCTTCCGCGCACAGCTCAATAGTGAGATTCAGATTATTCATGTGGTTCTACCTCCTAGATGGGGGCCTAGGCAGTTCTCGATTCCCTGCATCACATACAGGGCGGTAGGGAGAGCTATGCCGTTGCCCCACATTTTGTATTCTGCGCTGTCCGTGTGCAGCTTGCTGTACCAGGCTAACATTTGCGCCCTGGTGTAGGTTTTGACTGTCTTACCGTTTATATAGGCGTGTGTATTGCGAACGCCAATCCAAAACCGATATTCTTCACCGGTAAGGTTGCTTTTCGCGTCGATGTCGCCCCACCAATCGGGGAATCCTTGCAACCGGGCGCACTCGGTCGGAGTGAGGCGTCGCACAATGTAGCCGATACACGCAATCGGTTGCTCATGGTTGCAATTCAGGGTTGGAGAGATATTTTCCAGAATTTCTGCATTGGCCTGACCATGAGCCATGCAAATTACATGGGGTATTTCCACCACGAACGGCTGATTATTTCCGCCTGTGCCAAGTTGAGCTGGCAACATTGGGCAGACGTCAAGCGGACCACGATATCTTGAATCCTGACTATGGTTCTCGAATAGGTATTGCCTTTTGCTTCCAACGGCATCCCATACGACAGGCTGGAATAGGTACTGATCGTTCAGCGTGGATAGCGTGGCTGTTTTGTTTTTCTGAATCAAGGCACCCTTTCCGCCACCAGCGCAACCAGAACGAATTTTCAGGGTATACGGAATCACCCTGTCTGTCTCTCCATCTGTTGCTCTAGCGCTACCCGCAACATCTCCGGCAGTGGTTTCCCACGGCGTCCTGCCCTCCGTAAAATACCCTCGCAGGCCCTCGCGCTCAAATAATATTTTTCCGGCGCGTCCACCTGCAAAATCTGCGACAAGGTAGATTCTACGGCGGCGTTGGGGGACTCCCCAGTATTGAGCGTCAAGAGTTCTGTAAGCAAGGCTCCATCCGTCTCCACGGTAACAGTCCGCCCTTGCCCATCCGCCTTGCGGAACGTCAGGCATAACGGCTTCCGGTTCGACGATTTTGATAAGCTCTTCGAGGACAGATCGAAAGTCTTCGCCTTTGTTACTGCTAAAGGCTCCCGGAACATTCTCCCAGAGAGCAAACCTTGGATATCTCCCATTAGTTGCACACCTCATTTCCCTGATAACGCGGACAGCCTCTATAAAAAGGCCGCTCCGTGTTGTCTCTTCGTCTCCGTTGGCCTCATGCTTCAGTCCAGCGCGTTTCCCGGCGATGGACAGGTCCTGACAGGGAGAACCAAACGTGATAACATCGACAGGCTCGATCTCTGCACCGTTTACCCGGCTGATATCGCCCAGGTGTTTCATCGTCGGGAACCGGCTCCGTGTGACGGCTATCGGATACGGCTCGACCTCGCTAGCCCACACGGGGGCTATCCCGCACATGCTGGCGGCTAACGGAAAACCGCCTGACCCATCGAACAGGCTGCCTAGTTTTATGCTCCCCATCTCGGCACCGCCTCACGCCAACCATGCGGCCAGGAACATCCACACGCCGGACAGGGCAACGGTAGAGCTGGCCGTAACCTCCATGCGGCGGGTGGCGCGGGCCTGCTCAACGGCCCGGTGCTGTCTGGCCCGCTCTGCCTGAGCCTGGGCCTCTTTCACGGCCTGGGCCTTTGCCTTAGCGCGGGCGATATGTGCCGGGTCCGCGGCCAGCATGTCCACGAACAGGTCAAGGTCGTGGAACTGTCTAATCTGTGTTGCAGTCATTGGTATTTCCTCCCTTATAATTCGGCCAGTTTCCGGGCCAGTGTGGGGACGGACACACCCGCGCGGGGTTTGATGTCCAGGTGTACTTTTACCCACCGTCTATCGTGCCCGGTGTACCGGCAAACGTCTGTGATGGTCAGGATGCGTTTCCCGTCGAAAAACTCCAACAGGTCAGCTAGATTCTCACGGTAACCGGGTATTTCCAGTGCCATTGTCTGCCTCCCTCCGTGCGGCCATAGCCGCGACGCCCTCAGCGTAGCCCAGCAGAAACTCTTTCTTGCTGTCGGGCAACAGCTCAAGCGCCGTAGCCAAACTCTCAGCGATTCGACGCTCAACATCTGTCATCGTTGTTCACCTCCCCTGCTAACTCTGTGAGACCATAATAACACATAGGGCTAACTATGTCAACCCCAGAAACAAAATTTTTTGAAATAAAAGTTGACACAGTTAGAGAGCTGTGCTATTATATATGTGTACCCAAGGGAAAGGGGTGAGAGTTTGGAAAAACTAAGCGAACGAATAGCACAGACCCGCAAAACGAATAACCTAACGCAAGAGGCGTTCGGGGCTAGAATCGGCGGGCTATCTAGGAATTACGTCTGGATGCTGGAAAAGGGCGAACGCGTCCCAAGTGATCGAACCATTGCGGACATTTGCCGCGAGTTCGACGTGAGCGAGGAATGGTTACGAAATGGTACCGGCCCGATGTTTGTCGAGAAGACCCGCGACGAAGAGCTAGCTGAGTTTTTCGGCCATGTGCTGGCCCGTGACGATTTCAAGCAGCGGTTACTAGCTGCGCTGTCCCGGCTGGATGAATCAGAGTGGGCCATGCTAGAGCAAGTAGCCCGGAAGCTGCTGGACGAGCTAAAAGGGTAAAGAAGACACCCCGGCCCTATCACGGGGCCGGGGTGTCTTCTTCACTGTGCGGACAGGCCGCGCAGGAACAGGTATACCAGGCGTAATTGTTTACTGTTTAAGGTGCCCAGCATGTGCAAAATAGCGCGCAGGGTTTGCCTATCATCCATTATTTACCTCCGTTTCCATCTTATGCGGCAAGGCCAGTATATCACTCCACACCGACAAAAGGGCGGCTTTTTTGTTGGTGTACTATGCCGAATTATTGGAGAATCAGGGGAAAAACGAACTTTTAGCAAACAAAACCTAACAATTTTGTTTATTTTAGGGGTGAGAACATGATAAAACGGAAAGACGGACGCTGGCAGGAACAAATCAAGCTCCCCGGTATGGAGAAGCCCAAATACTTTTACGGGCGGACACAGCGCGAGGTGCAACGGAAACTAGCCGCGTGGAGCGTAGAGCGAGAGCAGGAGCAGGCGCAGGCTGTACAGCTGTGTACCATCGTCGAGCAGTGGGCAGAACGGCACAGGGACGAGGTAGAGGCCACGTCATGGGGGAACTATGAACCCGCCGTGCGGGACGTGTTACAGTGGTTCCAGGGCCGGGAGATAGGGGACATATACCCGGATGAGATCACGGAGTTCTTACAGGCTATCGCGGCCCGTGGATACACCCGTTGGACAGTCCAGCGGCGGCGCGATGTACTAACTCAGACATGGGACTACGCAATCGGAAAAAGGCTAGTGCGGTACAACGTGGCCCGGCAATCCAAAATGCCCAAGGGCCTACCAGCTGGGACCAGAGAGCCGCCCACGCCTGAGCAGCTAGCGATGATCGGGGCCGGGTTCCGGCTACCGTTCGGGCTGTTCGCGGCGCTGGAAGGGTATACAGGCATGCGCCGGGGAGAGATACTAGCCCTCCAATGGGACGATATTGACCGGGCCGCGGGAGTGATACACGTTCGGCGGGCCGTGCAGTTTATCGGTGAGGCCCCGCACACCAAGCCGCCCAAAACGGCGCAGGGAGTGCGAGACGTAGTTATTCCTGCCCCGCTGGACGCCCTGCTAGGAGACCGGAAACAGGGACTAGTATTCCCTGGCCCTACCGGGGAACTGTTACGCCTGAGCCAATTTAAGAGCGCGTGGCGGACGTGGTGCATATCGGTAGGCGTAGGTACACGGGGCCGGGGTACGGCAGTAACTACCCACCAGCTGAGGCACTTCTATGCAACCGTGCTATATGATGCAGGTGTCGGGGTAAAGGAAATGCAAACGCTGCTAGGGCACTCCGATATACGGACCACGATGAACATATACACCCACATCATGCTAAGCCGCAAGCAGGCTACCGCTGACAGGCTAAACAAGTATTTGTGTCAAAATCCGGTCAGCGGCGAAAAAGACGAATAATATCAACGGTTCCTTCCACCTCTGGCAGGTGGGGGTAAAAATCTGATAAATGGGTACAGTAAATCCCGTGAAACCGTTGAACGCCAATGGTTTCACGGGATTTTTGCGTAGGTATACGGGGATTCCGAGGTAACAGGTTTTAGCATATTTTAGCATGTTTTAGCTGTTATTAGCCTGTCAAATCTCTGTCAAAGCGCACAGGAAATAGTACACCTGTTTGTACAATGTGTCAATTGCTTTATTGTACAAACAGGTGTACAATGTAGGTACAGTAAAGGAAACGGACAGCCCGACAGGGCGGAAAGGAAAATAACTATGAAAAAGAGTGCAGAGACCATGACAAGACAGGCAGAAAGAAGAGTAAGGGCCATGAGCGACAACCTACTTCTGGCCGCTTGGGAAAGCACCGAGGACCAGAGAACCAAGGAAAGCGTTATCATTCGCGGGTGGCTGATGGATGAAATCGAGCGTCGGTATCCCGAAGCGTTTAATGCCTGGCTTGACAACGACGCCTATGATGGAGAACTGAGAGCCTACGTCAACAACAACGCAGAGTGACGGCCCACACCGGGCCGGTAATGCGGCAGGCCGGTCACAAGCCCGGCCAGAAAGGAAAATAGCTATGAAGAAGTTTGAAGGGCTGCTGAGAAGCGAGATTAAGAAGGTTGAGAAGTTCGCGCAGAAACGCGACGGCAAGGATTCCAGACTCACCGGCTACGGCTACCATGAGACAGAGGGCGCGATTGACTTCATCACGGTCAGGTGCGAAATCTGCTCCAACGATATGCGAGACAGAGAGCGTGACGTTACCCTTTTCGTTTACATCCCGGACCGGCGAAGATCTTTTATCTGTGCGGCACTGAGCCGGTAACAGCCCAGCAGGGCACATGAAACGGGGTCGAAGGGTGGGACGAAGCACCCCATTGCAGGCGCATGAAACGGGGTCGAAGATTGGAACGATGAACAGGGACAGGAGCCGGGAACAAGCCGGGTCTGTCCCCGTTCCCTGTTTCCTGTTCCATTCCGGTTCCTTCCAGAATCGGGGCATCGTTCCTTTGGTGCCTTGTTCCGGTGTGTTTGTTCCCTATCGGGTCTGTCGGCAAACCGTTGGCGCTCAACGGTTTTAGCTATTACTGTACCAATAGGAACAATAGGAACAAATAAATAAATAAATAGGTAAATAGGGCATATAGTATGAATATAGACTAATATACCGCCTTATATAGGGGTTTATATAGAACCCTTGTGCCTTTTGTCCGTTTTGTTCCACCCGGCCCGGACTGGCCCGGAAGGTCTGGACTGGACTGGTGTGAGTTGGTGTATGAGTTGGTGTATGGGCTGGTCTGGGTTGGTGTACCGGTTGGTGTATGGGATGGACTGGGTTGGTGTGTGATGCTCCAAACTAATTCAATAGTTTGGTACATGAGATTTTGTTTACCGTTCACAGTATGGTATAATATACATGGGTTCCATAGTGTGCAGTCTCGTGGGATTCTTCCATTTCTATCTCCTCCATTCCTTTACCGGGGCAGGGCCGGGGGGGCCTTGCCCCACATGCGCGGCGGGGTGTAGCCCCTATGGTTGGTGCAAGTCCAGCGCCGGGCACGATGAACGGGGGAGAGGGTAAGGGTGGTGTGATCTATGTTCGATTACAAGGCAAGGCGCTGGGAACGTTTACGCGCACAGGTAATGAGGCGCGACGGGTACCGGTGTCAGCTGTCCAAAAGATTTGGAAAAGCTGTGCCCGCTGATCTGGTGCATCATATCTACCCAGTGGATGAGTTTCCAGAGTATGCGTTCGAGCCGTGGAACCTGATCTCGGTTAGCCGGGCTGCTCACAACAAACTGCACGACAGGGATAGCGATAAATTAACAGCGGAAGGTGTCGCGTTAATGCGTCGGACGATTCCGCCGAAGTAAAAATTTTTTGCATCCCCCCCCATGCTTGTTTACGATTAACGTTTGTTGGCTCGGTGGCTTGGTGAGGTTTTTCCCATTCTGACACACTGTCAGAAACCGGTATGACCCTTTTTGCTCGTTTTTAGGGCAAAACTGAACTTTTAGGAGCTAGAAATGGATAAAGAGACTTGGTTTCAGAGTATTTCTGAACAATTAGAGCGTTTAGGTACTGACCCGGTACCCTACGCCCCACAAATCGACGCGCTGGCCGGTATCCTGGCCCAACGCGACGCGACCCGTGCAGAGTTTGACGCTGAGGGGGCTAGCTCGCTCAGTGAGCCGACGGCTAGCGGGGTGACACGGAAAAACCCCCTGCTTGTGGCATGGGATGACCTGAATAAAACCGCTTTGGCGTATTGGCGGGAGATGGGCCTGACCCCGGCCAGCTATAAAAAGGTGGCTGGGGACGAAAACCGAAAGGATAAGAAGCTGCCACCGCTTGCGGCGGCGCTGGCATCCCTTGAGTAAGCGCGAGAACAAACCGGGCCGCAACTGGCCCGCGGTGCTGGAATACGCCGACTCCATCCGGGATGGGCGGAAAATCGCCTGTGACGAACTGAAACAGACGGTCGAGCGGTTTTTCCGGGATTTGGAAAATCCTGATTACTGGATGGATTACAAAGCACCTGAGTTTTGCATTGGCATCATCGAAAAAACGATGTGCCACCAGCAGGGCGAACGGCTGGACGGTGAGCCGCTGAGAGGTAAGCCGTTCCTGTTAGAGCCGTTTCACAAATTCATCATTTACAACCTGGTTGGTTTCAAGCTGACTGGAACGAAGATCGTCAGATACCATGAAGCATTGATATATATCCCACGCAAAAATATCAAAACTTCTTTTGCTGCTTCTCTTGCCTGGGCGCTGTCCTTGTTGTATCGGCGTTCCGGCTCGAAAATGTACATTGCGTCCGCTGCGCTCATGCAGTCTATGGAGTCCTACAATTTCCTAGCCTACAACATTCGGCGGCTGGGTGAGGATTCTAAGGACGGCGGGAGTGTTCGGATTGTGGACAACCACAATGAGCATAGCTTGTCCGCCGATTTGGGGGACGGTTCGTTTTTCATCCGGGCGCTGGCCGCAAACCCAGACAGTCAGGACTCGTTGAACGCGAACATTGCAATCTGTGATGAGATTCATGCGTTCAAACAGCCCAAGCAATACAACCTGTTCAAGGAAGCCATGAAAGCCTATACAAATAAACTGCTGATCGGCATTTCCACAGCAGGCGATAATGAGCAGGCCTTTCTTGGACAGCGCTTGAAATACTGTCGGAAGGTCCTGGACGGTACGGTTTCCGATGAACAGTATTTTATCTTTATGTGCTGCGCCCCGGATGGTGTGCGTGACGGCTCGGTAGATTTTACGGACCCGAAAATTCACGAAATGGCTAACCCTGCCTATGGGGTGAGCATCCGTCCGGAGGAAATTCTGAACGACAGTTTACAGGCCCAGAACGACCCGCAACAGCGAAAAGATTTTTTTGCAAAATCGCTGAACGTGTACACCAACGCAATGCGGGCATATTTCGACGTAGACGAATTCCGGGCCAGTGACAACGAATATAAGTGGACGCTGGAAGAGCTGGCAAAGCTCCCGATTGACTGGTACGGCGGGGCTGACCTGTCCAAGCTGCACGATCTGACCGCGGCGGCTCTGTTCGGCCACTATAAGGGCGTTGACATCGTGATTACTCACGCATTTTTCCCTGTTGTGGCCGCCCACCTGAAAGCAGACCAAGACAATATTCCGCTGTTTGGCTGGGCCGAGGATGGTTGGCTGACACTGTGCAACAGTCCCACGGTAAATCACCAGGACGTGGTAGCATGGTTTGATGGTATGCGGCAGATGGGCTTCCGTATCCGGCAGGTTGGGCACGACCGGAAATTTTGCCGTGAGTATTTTCTGGGCATGAAAGAGGCCGGGTTTAAGATCATCGACCAACCGCAATACTACTACAAAAAATCTGAGGGCTTCCGGTATCTGGAACATTCCGCGAAAAACGGCAAACTGTACTACCTGCACTCTGAGGCGTTTGAGTATTGCGTGGAGAATGTCGCGGCGGTCGAGAAAACCGACGATATGATTCAGTACGAAAAAGTGCAGCCTGAGCATAGAATCGACCTGTTTGATGCCTCAGTTTTTGCCTGCATCCGGTACCTGGAGAACATGGACAAACGACAGAAAGCAAGCGCCTGGTGGGGCGCTCATAGGGGTGATGACGATTGAGCAAACGCAGACAGAAAGCGCGGGCTGAGCCTACGCAGAGACGGAGCGCCGCCGCGTGGCTGTGCGATGCGTCGCAATACGATAATCTGGCCTGTCGGGGCTATGTCAGCCTGGCGCACAACCCGGAAATCGCGGCGGGCGTGGACACAATCGCCCGGTTGGTGGGCAGTATGACTATCAATCTCATGCAGAACACCGACGCGGGAGATGTGCGTATCCGCAACGAACTGGCCCGGAAGATCGACATTAACCCGAACAGTTACACCACGCGGGCCGGGTTCATCCATTGGATTGTCCGCACGATGTACCTGGAGGGACACGGGAACGCGGTGGTCTGGCCGAACACCAGAGCCGGAATCATCCGCGACCTAAACCCGGTCCCGCCTGCTTTCGTGGCATTTATCCCCGACGGGTGGGGGTATCATGCAGTAATCAGCGGGCAGACCTACCAGCCCGATAAAATCCTGCATTTTGCCCTCAACCCGGATAGCCTGTATCCGTGGCTTGGTACCGGGTACCGCGTGTCTCTGGCCGCTGTTGCGGACAACCTGAAACAGGCGTCGGCAACGCAGCGGGGATTTATGGCCAGCAAATGGAAACCGTCTCTCGTGGTGAAGGTCGATGGTTTGATCGACGAATTTTCCAGCCCGGAGGGCCGGAAAAACCTGTTGGATTCCTACGCTGCGAGTGGTGAGGCCGGGGAACCGTGGCTCATCCCGTCCGACCAGTTCAGCGTTGAGCAAATCAAACCGCTCACTCTGTCTGACCTGGCCCTTGACGCAATGGTCACGCTGGACAAACGGACCGTTGCGGCGGTGCTGGGTATCCCGCCGTTTGTGCTGGGTGTGGGCGATTTCAATCGCGATGCCTGGAACAATTTCGTAAATACAACCATTATGCCCCTGGCCCGTTGTATCGAGCAGGAGTTGACCCGGAAACTGCTGTATTCCCCTGACCTTTTTTTCAGGTTCAACAGCTGGAGCTTGTACAGCTACAACATTACCGAGCTGGTGAGCGCGGGCGCTGAGATGGTGGACAGAATGGCGTTGCGGCGCAATGAGTGGCGCGGGTGGTTGAACTTACCGCCTGACCCAGACATGAATGAACTACTTGCCCTTGAGAACTACATTCCGGCTGACCGGCTGGGGGACCAAGGCAAGCTGACCCAGGGAGGTGAATAAACGTGGAACATAGAAGTATGTTAATGCAGGACATGAAAACCCGTGAAGACGGGGATGACCTTTACCTTGAGGGTTACTTCGTGGTTTACAACTCCCCATACGAACTGTGGCCCGGTGCGACTGAGAGCGTAGCACCCGGCGCATTTTCCGAAAGCCTGACCGGGGACGTTCGGGCGCTGTTCAACCATAATCAGGACATTGTGTTAGGCCGCACGACCAACGGCACGTTGGAGTTGAGCGACGATGCGCGGGGACTGTATGGCCGGGTTAAGATCAATCGAAACGACACCGACGCTATGAACGCCTACCAGCGTATCGCACGGGGCGATGTTACCGGTTGTTCGTTTGGTTTCGACGTGGAGAAACAGACCGAGGAGTTCCGTGACGACGGGACGATTCACTGGACACTGGAGAAAATCGCCCCGCTGTACGAGGTATCACCCTGTACGTTCCCGGCCTATGAGGCTACGAGTATTTCCGCCCGTAAGCGGGATTTTGAGGATGCAAAGCGCCGCCGGGCCGATGCCTGGAAAAAGCGCACGATGGAGCGGCTGAGAAAGGCCGCTGGAAAGGAGACTAAGGATGCTTAAAGCCCTTATGCTGAAGCGCTCCCTGGACGGGAAGCGCAACGAACTGGCCGAGCTGGAAAGAGCCGCCGAGCAGTTTGCTACTCGCGAGGCCGAGCTTGAGGCCGCAATTGCCGAGGTTGAGCCCGGCAACACCGAGCAGGAGCAGGCCGTAAACGCCGAGATCGAGAAGTTCGAGGCCGACAAAGCCGCGCACGATGAGCAGGTTGAGACCCTGCGTGCTGGTATTGCGGCCCTTGAGACTGAGCTTGAGGAGCTGGAACGTTCCGCCCCCAAGCCCGCCGCCCCTGCTGAACCCAAAACCGAGCCTGAGAAGAGAGGTGCTATTATGCCGAATACTATCAACCTGCGCTCCCTGCCCATGAACCGCCGGGCTTTTGATGCCCTGCCTACTGAGCAGAGAAGCGCTATCATCGCACAGCCCGACGTCAAGGACTTTCTGGCCCGCGTCCGTGACATGCGCGGCCAGACCCGCGCCGTGACCGGTGCTGAGCTGACTATCCCCGTCACCTTCCTGGAGCTGGTGGCGGAAAACATGTACCGCTACTCCAAACTGATGAACCGCGTCCGTGTGCGGAACGTGACCGGTGAGGCCAGACAGACCATCGCTGGTACCATCCCCGAAGCCGTATGGACTGAGATGTGCGGTGCTATCAATGAGCTGTCGTTCGGTTTCAACCAGATCACCACCGACGGCTACAAGGTGGCGGGCTTTATCCCTGTCTGTAACTCCCTGCTGGAGGACAACGACATTAACCTTGCCTCTTATATCGTCGAGGCGCTGTCTGAGGCTATCGGTCTGGCCGCCGACAAGGCCATTCTGTACGGCAAGGGCGGCGCAAGCAAGATGCCCCTGGGCATTGTTACCAGACTGGCACAGTCCAGCCAGCCCAGCGACTACCCCGCCAACGCTCCCGCTTGGGAGGACCTGCACGTCTCCAACATCAAGAAGATCGGCGGCGATTCTGTGACCGGCGCACAGTTCTGGGCGCAGCTCATGGAGGCAACCGGCGCGACCTACACCAGATACAGCCGGGGCAATCAGTTCTGGGCGATGAATTCCAAGACCTATGCAAAGCTCAAGTCCAAGCTGATCTCTTTTACTGCCACCGGTGACATCGTGGCCAACCTGTTCGGCGTCCTGCCTATCATCAACGGTGACATCGACGTTCTGGAGTTCATTCCCGACGGTGACATCATCGGCGGCTACGGTGACCTGTACCTGCTGACCCAGCGCTCCGGCATGACTATCGAAAGCTCTACCGAGGTGCAGTTCATTCAGGACAACACTGTTTTCAAGGGCAAGCAGCGTATGGATGGTACTCCTATCATTCCCGGCGCTTTTGTGGCGGTCAATATCAACAACGTTGACGTTACCACTACTGCGACCTTCGCCGCCGACACTGCCAACGACGCAGACCTGACCGGTATCGACGGCCTGACCCTGTCTCCCGCGTTCAGCGCAGACGTGACGGCTTACACTGCCACCGCTTCCACCGCGGCCAATGTTACCGCCACCCCCGCCAACGCCAACGCCGCCGTTGCACTGTCCTACAACGGCAAGAACGTCGTGAACGGCGCGAGTGTTACCCCCGTGACCGGTACTAAGGACCTGGTTATCACCGTTAAGAACGGCAACAAGACCAAGGTCTACACCGTGGCCGTCACCAAGTCTTAACCATGACGGCGGCTAATGTGTTGCCGCTGTTGCAGGTCGATCTTGGGGAACTGTACCCCACGGATGAACGGAAAAACTACCTCTCGCAGGTGATAGACGCGGCCATTGCGTTTATCACCCGCGAGGGTATCACCCTGGAGGATACCGTCGAGGACCTGCAACTGGTGGAGATGTACGCGGCCTATCTGGTGCGTAAACGCAACACCACCGAGGCAATGCCGCGTATGCTGCGGTGGGCACTAAACAACCGGCTTTTTAGTCAGAAATCGGGGGGCTGAACATGTACGACAGCGGGGTAATGTTTTTGCACCGGGGCGCGAACGTCGCAGAACCGGGAGAGGCCCCGGAGCTGGTGTACGTTCAGGTCTGGGGCGCGAACTACGAAAACAGGACGGTAGGCATCCAGCGGTATTATACCGCGCTGGAACACGCAAACCGGGCCGATTTGCTGATACGTGTGCCCAGATATTACGCGATCTCACCCACCACCGACCGGGTGAAACTGTCCCCGGTGGACCATCTGGATGATGGGACGTATAGGGTGGCACAGGTGCAACAGGTTACAGATTCGGACGGCCTACCGGCTACGGATATTACATTAGAGAGGATGGATGCGCTGGATGGAAACCATTAAACAGGCACTATTAGCGTTGACCTCTAATGTATTTCAGTTTGTTTCCGCTCCTAGCACCGTGCCGCCCTATATCATCTATCAGCAGGACGGGGACAATGATCTCTGCGCCGGGAACCGCCACGCAGAGACAGCGGCGGTTGTAATCGTTGACCTGTTCACCAAAAAAGCGAAAGACCCGTTAGTAGCAAGTATCCCGGCGGCGTTGGAGGGTGCGGGCGCGTCCTGGTATCTAAACTCTACGCAGTACGAGAACGAAACGGGGCTGTATCATTTTGAGTGGTACGCTGAGGTGGTGTAAAAATGCCCAGTATCAAAATCACCGGGGCCGATGAGCTAGTGATGGTGTTAAACCGTCTGTCCGAGGAATCAGAGGGCGCGATTAAAAAAGCCGTGTTCGACGGCGCGGCTGTAATCGCCGATGCCGTGCGCTCTAACATTAACGGCCTGCGCGTTGACGGTCCTAGCGCGTGGGAGACCCGACGCAGAACTGAGCAGAAAGCCGGACTGCAAGCCGGATTGACCACCTACCAGATAGAGGACAAGGGCGGCAAGATCGAGGGCGGCGTCGGGTTTTCCGGCACAAACAGCCGGGGCCAGTCAAACCGGATGATTGCCCGTGCTTTTAATTCTGGTACATCATTCAATAGCAAGCAACCTTTTTTTGAGAGGGCTGTTCGCTCCAGCCGTGGCGCGGCGCAAGCCGCCGTCAAGGCTACACTTGAGGAAGAAATTCAAAAAATCGTGAAAGGATGAGTGTAATCTATGGCAACTATTGGTCTTTCCAAGCCCTATTACGCCCTGTACAGCGCTACCGGCAACACCGTCACCTACTCCGGCGGCGGTCTGCTGGGCAAGGCAACCGAGCTGTCCCTTGAGTTGGAAGGTGCCGACACTAATGTACTGTACGCAGACAACGCCCCCGCTGAGAGTGACAACCAGTTTGCAGGCGGTACCCTGAACATCACCACCGACGATCTGCTCCCCGAGCCTATGAAGGCCATTCTGGGCATCACCGAGAAAGTCCTGGATGAGGCCGCTTCCGGCTCTTCCGACAAATGGCTTGTTTTCGATGATACCCAGGCCATTCCTTACGTTGGTTTCGGCGGCATCATCAAGGCCAAACAGGGCGGCACGGTGAAGTGGATTGCTTTGGTACTTACCAAGGTACAGTTTACCAACCCCGGTGTGGCCGCCACCACCCAGGGCGAAACCATCGAGTGGCAGACCAAGAGCTTGAGCGCCACCGTAATGCGTGATGACAGCACTAATCACGTTTGGCAGATGCAGAGCACTCCGCTGGCAACCGAGGCGGCGGCTGAGGCAGCCATTAAAAAGGCGCTGGGTATTACCGACGTGGCAGCTTAACAGGAGGGCTGAGGTGTGAGAACTGGAAAAATCACTGTGAACGGGCTGGACTATATCACCTGCCTGTCTACCCGTGTACTTGTGGCGCTGGAAGAGCGCGGCGGGGATGCGGACAAGGAATTAGCCCGCATTATGAAATCAGCCAAACTGTCTGACCTGTTTTGGCTGCTGGCCCAGATGATCGACGCGGGCAACCGGTACGCCAAACTTGAGGGCCTGGAAAACCCCGGCACTCTGTCGCTTGACGAACTCATGGATACCATGGGGCCGGACGATTACGAGGGCATGACTACGGCAATGACTGAGACGGTGCGGGCCGGTACGACCCCCACCGTGGAGGCCAAACCCGGCAAGGGTAGCCGAAAAAACGCAGAAACCAGTCAAGCGGACGGGTAACGCCTGCCTGGTATATCTGGTACGGTCTCCAGGTGGGATTAACCCGCCTGGAGACCTTTGATTTACCCGTGTCCTGCCTGTTAGATTTGATTGCGGTGCATCAAATCAAAACAGAGGGGGCAGAACCGAAACCCACTAGGGAAGACGAAGCGCGGGAGTTTATGCGCTTGCTAACCTACCAGTAAAGGGGTGTATCAATGGCAACAGACGTATCTATTAAGTTGGGCGTCACCGGTGAGAGCGACTTAACGTCTGCCTTAAAGGGCGTAGAAAGCCGAATTAAGAACCTCAACTCAGAGATGAAAGCCGCCGTTTCGTCTATGTCTGGACTTGAGAACGCAGAACAGCAGGCGGCTAAAAAATCGGACATTCTCACCCGGTCCATCGACGCAACGAAAGACAAGATCGGTATTCTGTCGCAGCAGTACGACAAGGCAAAAGCCAAACTGGACGAACTGGGCGCAGAGTTGGAAAACGCCCGGCAACAGTTCGGGGAAAACTCAGCCGAAGCTCTGAGAGCCGAAGCCGCCTATAATAGACAGGCTGTAACGGTGAACAACCTGGGTACCAAGATCAATAACGCAACCGCCGACATGAACAAAATGGAGGCAGAGCTGCGGGACCTGGGAAACGATGCCAACCGCGCCGGGGATGGTATGGACCGGCTGGGTGATGATGCGGACCAGGCGGGAAATGCTTTTCAGCAGTTGGGCAATAAAATTTCCCGGCAGGAGGCGGAGCTGAACAGGCTGAAATCCGCGTATAGTAGCGCCGTGCTGTCCTTTGGTAAAGGTTCCCGCGAGGCGCGAGACCTTGAGAATCAGATTGACCGGCTGTCTACGGAGCTAAAACAGAGTAAAACCGCGTTCCGGCAGGCGGCAGACGCGGCGGACGATTTTGATAACTCTATGGACGATGCGGGGGACGGCGCAGGCGGGCTAATGGACAAGCTCGGCGGCATCAAGGGTTCGCTTGTTGGCGGCGCTATTGGCGGCGCAATATCTGGATTGGTTCAATCCGCCGTCTCTGGCATAAAATCTCTCGTGGAGGAAACCGCCGAATATCAAAAAATCATGGGCGTGCTGGAGGTGTCCAGCCAAAAGGCCGGGTACACGGCGGAACAGACCGGGCAGAGTTACAGGCAGTTATACGCCATTATCGGCGAAGACCAGGCAAGCGCCACCGCACTGGCTAACCTGCAAGCCCTTGGTTTGTCCCAGTCTGAGCTAACAACACTTATTGACGGGTGCATTGGTGCATGGGCAACGTATGGTGATAGCATCCCTATTGATTCCTTGGCGGAGGCGATAAACGAGACCATAAAGACGGGCACTGTGACCTCGTCATTCGCCGATGTACTTAATTGGGCGGGAACCAGCGAGGATGATTTTAACAAAAAATTAGAGGCCACAAAAGACCCCGCCGAACGCGCCCGGCTGGTGCTGGACGAACTAGCAAGGCAGGGCTTACCGCAACTAGCCGATGCTTTCCGGGAGGCAAACCCGGAAGTCGTGGCCATGAACGAAGCGCAGGCGCAAATGCAGGATGCTATGGCTGGCCTTGGGGCTGCTTTTGCCCCCGTTGTTGCTGGGGTGACAGAGGCTCTTGCGGGGCTTATGGCGGCCTTGACCCCTGTCGGGGAGGCTATTTCTACGGTATTTCTCAAGGCGTTTGAGCTGTTACAGCCCGTCATAGACGGGTTGAAAGAGCGGTTTCAGGATGTCAAGAACGCGATAAACGAGGCCTTCACCCCCGAACAGCAGGCCGCGATCTCTAAGTTTTTCAGTACGCTTGCTACACTAGTCGTTGCTGCCCCGTTTGCTGCGCTGGCCGCAGTGATTAACATCGTGGTAACGGCGGTAGAGCTATTGATCAATGTGATCGGTGCGTTGGTGGGGTTTTTCAGCGAGACACTGCCTAGCGCGATTCAAACCGCAGTGAGCTGGATAGCACAGCTTCCGGGGAAAATAAGCTCTTTCTTCTCGACGGTGATAGCCAATGTATCCGCCTGGGCCTCAGAGATGGTTTCTAAGGCCGTGGACGTTGGCGGGCGGTTTTTGTCTTCCATCGGCAACTTTTTCGGACAGTTACCCGGAAAAATCGCCTCTTTCCTTGCCGGTGCGCTCAGTGCAATCGCCGGATGGGCTTCCAACGCGATAGCTAAAGCGGCGGAAGCCGGGAATGGTGTTCTTTCTGCTATCGGCAACTTTTTCGGGCAGATACCCGGAAAAATAGCATCCCTTCTTGCCGGTGCGCTGTCCGCGTTGGCTTCCTGGGCCGCAAATATGGCGGCTAAGGCGCGGGCTGGAATGGCTAACGTGCGAAACGCTATTGTAAGCACCTTGCAGGCTATCCCTGGACAGGTTGCGTCCGTCGGTAGAAATATCGTGCAGGGTCTATGGAACGGTATCCAGGGCGCGGCGGGCTGGTTGCTTGGGCGGATTAAGGGCTGGTGCAGCAACATACTGAACGGTATAAAGGGATTTTTCGGTATCCATTCCCCGTCGCGAGTGATGCGTGATGAGGTAGGCGTGCAGTTGGCTAAAGGCATGGCCTTGGGTATCCGGGACGGTGAGAGCTACGTTATCCGGGCGGAAAAATCCCAGGCTGCCAAAGTCGTAGCTGTTGCGGCGGGTGCAGCGGATGAGGTGGAAGATACCTGGAAAGAAACCAACCAGAGACTGCTTGACGATACCGCAAAGCGGCTTAATGTCAGCGTTGACACTTACAAGAAGTCCTATAACCAGGTCGTCGACCTCACAAGTGAGCTTAATAACCGCCTAGTGGCGAAAGAGGAAGAGCTTACTAAGCGTCTAGAGGATACGGGGCTTGACGATGCGACCAAGGAAGCACTTAATGCACAGTTAAGCGCGGTAAAAGAGTTCCGCACGGAGTACGAAGCGGCGCTGTCTGAGATTGAAAAAGCTCAGGAAAGCATGGCCGACAAACTGCGGGACTACGGCGAACTGTTCCAGTCCGTGAAAGACGAAACCGGGGAATTTTTGGAGCTGTCCGACCTGCAAGAGCAGATTGACGGCATCGAGCGATACGGGGACGCGCTGGAAAGCCTCAAAAACCGGGGCGTATCCGATAGCCTGCTAGATGAAATCATCGGTATGGACGTAGATAAGGCAACCGCCTACACCGAGAAGCTGTTGTCCATGACAGACGATGAGTACAGCGACTATATTGCCCTGTGGGAGAAAAAACAGACAGAGGCCCAGGCCGTCGCGCAGAAATTTTATGCGGATGAACTGCAACTGCTGGGCTACGAGTTTGTCGATAAACTCCCCGGTGAGCTGGACGGCATGAAACAGGAGCTGCGGAACCTGGGTATCCAGAGTATTCAGGGCTTGATCGACGGTATGAACAACCGAAGCGGGGCGCTCTACGCAACCGCGCAACGTATCGTGTCCAGCGCTATCGCCGCTATGCGTGCGGCGGCTGACATCCACTCCCCGTCGCGGGTGACGCGGAACATGGTGGGCAAACCGTTGGCCCAGGGTATTGGGGCCGGGTTTATGGCTGAGATGGAACGTATCAATCGACAAATCGCGGAAACCGTACTGTCCCCGTTTGAATCCCTGTCCCGTGGGGACCTCATGGACGCGGCGGCTGGTGTGGTAAACGGTAACGCTGGCCTAGCTATGGCCGGGGCCGGTGGGGTGCAAACCGTGGTAATCCCTGTAAACCTGAATGGCAAACAGATTGCAGAGGTAGTCTACGACCCGTTGAAACAGGTGGGACGGCAAAGGGGGCAATACTAATAATGGCAAATATTACTATTGCAGGGCTTGAGATGCCCAGAACTAAAACCTTAGAGGTGGGCGGCGGCTATGAGAGCCAGGAGGCTACTATGGCGTCCGGTAAGATCGTCCGCGATGTGCTGGGGTGGCGGACTGAGCTGTCTGCAACGTGGGAGTGGGTACCGGCTGACTTGTTGGCCCAAATCGTACAGCTGGCCCGTTCGGGCCGGTTTGTGACGATTTCCTACCCGGACCCCACGGGGCAGACCGTCTCCGGCGCGTTTACCATCGAGATCGGCAGTCAGAAAATTTTCAAGTTTCTCAACGGTGTGCCGGTGTGGTACAACGTCGAGTTGACCGCTACGGCGCAGGGGGTGGCATGATGATTTCGGTCCCAACCGGTTACAATCCGTACACCGATACCCGTCGGGTCGAGCTGTCATTTTCGTTCGGTGTTGTGGCCCCGGAAGCGGCTGAGTTGGCCGTCCCTGCATCGTCCGCCCAGTCCACCGTCTCCGTTATCGGGCAGACGGTGGACGGGGTGGAGCAGATGAGCGGGAACTACACCAGCCTGGAAAAAAATATGTGGGTGCTGGACGGCTCCCGTGAGTTGTACCCTGGTGAGCAAACCGGATGGAACAGCGCCGTACTATCTGGGGATGATGGAGTATACAGTTCCGCGCCCTACCTAGAGTTTACGTTCCCGGAGAATCAGGACAGCTACGGGTTTACCCTGATTTTTGATGATACCCAGCCGGAAAACCACCCGGCGGAAATCGTCACTACGACATGGAACGCGAACGGGGTACAACTTGGTACAACTACCACACACCCGACGGACTATACCCACGTTGTCAGTCTGCCCACGCAGGACTACCGACGTGTGCGGTTTACGTTTACAAAATCCGCTATTCCACACCGACGGGTACGGGTGTGCGGTGTTCGCTTCGGCGTCCGTTACGACTACAACGCGGACACTATCGAGGGAGTGGAAATCAGGCAGTCCATCTCTCCATTTGCTGAGAGCCTGCCTTCTGCTGAGGTAGAGGCTACGGTAGATAACAGTGAGCAGCTGTACAACATGGTCAACCCGTCCGGCCTATATGCCTACCTGCAAGATGGGCAGTTTATGGACTGGACGATAACCGTCAACGGTGACGCTGTGTACATGGGTAGAGCCTATTTCACCACCGCCGAAAGCGAGGATGGGGGACTGACTGCCAGTATCACGTTTAACGATTGGCTGTATGTGCTGGACAACGTGGAGTACACGGGGGCCGGTTCCGGGACGTGGACGCTAAAGGCGGCTGTCACCGCCCTGCTTGCTAAGGTGTCCAACAAGTTTACCGCTGTGTACGACGCTGGTCTTGACGGGGTGGTGATCGGTAACACCGTCCCGGAAAATACTAGCATCCGGGAAGCCCTGCGCCTATGCGCTCAGGCGGCTATGTGTACCTGCTACATTGATAGGACTAACGCCCTGCATTTCACCCGGCCCGCCCTATCCGCCCCGTCGGATGAATGGACGCTCGACGTGCAGCACAGCGCCGCACAAATTAAGGTGGGACAGCTCTACAATTCCATTAAATTGACAGCCGGACAGAGCGCAGACGGCGAAGATGTGGTATACTTTAGTAGGAACATTGTAAGCGATGACATAGAGCGGGTTTATGAGGTCTCCAACCCGTGTGTCACGCCTGCACTTGGTCAGCAGGTAGCTAACTGGTTGCTTGCGTGGGTACAACGGCGTGTGTCCTATGAGCTGACCACGCGGGGAAATCCGGCTCTTGACCTGCTGGACACGGCTAAAATCGACGATGTGTACGGTGTCAACGGGGACGCGATCGTCACACAGCTGGATTATAGTTACGACGGGGGGCTAACATGTGATGCCGAGGCAATTAGATAACCTAGTTTTCGACCGCACACAGTCCGACGTTGAGCGAGTAAAACGGCTGACAGCCGCCCTAGTAGCAGGGACGGCTACGGCGGCGGAACGGGCTGAGTTTGTAGCCGGGCTGAAAGGCGCATATAACGCGACGGACCTAAACCGTGTCGGCGCGGCGGTGGAGTACCTGACCGGCGTACTGCACGGCATGGGGTACACCGTGCCCACCGTCCCGGTGACAGACTGGGCAGAGGATAGCATACAGGACACCGAGCAAATGGCCGTGTACCTGGACAACATTCATAAATTGCGTGACTGCCTGCCCTACGTCGCGCCTGACGCGCCCGACAGTATGGGCGCGTTGACGTGGCAACAGGCCAACGCGATAGAAGAAATCTTGTACAAACTAGAAATTATCTTGCAGGAAATACAGGCCGGGTATCTCATCCGGCAGGCGGCTACTCCGTTTATGATAGCTGGGGGTGTTTTTAATGTTTGATAGGGTACCCGCGCCCGGTAAGGCCAACCGGGTAAAGATTACTCTGGACAATGGGCAGGTGGTAGAGGGTGTGTTGTCCTATGCGGACGATGCCACCCAGGAGGGCAGCGCCTACAACAAGGCAAACGTGCTACCGGATGACGTGTGCAACGATCTAGGCATTGACCCGACAACATCCGAGCCGAAGGACGCATTTCGGGCGAACGTGGAGTATACCAAAAAAAGC